AGGCAAAGCGGCCATTTTCCAACCCGCTCTCAGCTCAGCGCGTCCTTCAACTTGCGAAGAAACCACCATTCGCAGGAATGGCGTGATTCCAACGTTTTTAAGGGTTTCAGACGGGCTTCAAAACGTTTTTGCCCACATTTTGCCCACATTCTTCCACGCCCGTCTCCACCTGCACGGCGGCATCGAGCAGACGGGCCACGTCCATAAGGTCGCTGTCGAACAGATCCGCGTACACGTCCAACGTCATGCTCGCGTTCTTGTGGCCCAGCATCCTCTGCAGGGCCTTGACGTTCGCGCCCGCATGCACGGCCAACGAGGCGGCGGTGTGACGCAGGTCGTGAGGCACCGGCCAATCGTCCCGCTTCCAGCCCAGACGGGTGAGCGTGTGCGTCCACCATCCCGTCTCGCGGGCGAGGCTCTGCTTGCGGATAGGGCCTCCACGCACGTCACGGAACACGCGCTCCTCGTGTTCGCGTTGCTCGCATATCGGTTTGAGCGCGTCCATGACTATGCGGGGCATGGGCACGTCACGGCGTTCGTGGTTCTTCGGGGTGCCCTCGGCCCATTTGGCGTTGACGTATACGAGGTTGCGGCGCACGTGCAGTATGCCGGCGTCGAAGTCGAGATCGCGTCTTTGTAATCCGGCCGCTTCGCCCCATCTCAGCCCGCAGAAGCCCAATAGCAGTATGAGCGCCCGGCGCTCCTCTCCCAGCTTCCGGCAGTTCGACGCTTCGTTGGCGAGTGCCAGCAGTCTGGTAATGGTCAGGTAGATGCGGCGATCCTTGCGTTTGGGGAGTCTCGGCAGTTCGATGCCGTCGCACGGGTTGGAGGAGATGAGCTTGTCCCGCACAGCCATGCTGCATATGCCCTGCATGATCTGGTATGGGCGGCTGACGGATGGTGCGCCGGACTTATCGATTATGCTTCCGACCCATGCCTGGACTTCGGCGTGTGTGATGCTGCCTATCTGCCGTTCTGCCCATTTGGCCTCGCAGTGGCATTTCCATGCGCTGTCCATGTTGGAACCCGAAGTCGCCTTCCAAAACGGCTTCTTTTCGGCAATCCACTGGTCATGCAGCGTGCCTATGCGTTGTTTGCCGCCTTCCGGGTCGATGTAGCTGCCGGTGGCCTTGGCTATGGTGACGTGTTCCGCAGCCCACGTCTCCGCGTCAATCTTGCGGCGGAAGCCCCTCTTGTCGGTTTGCGTGCCGTCGGGTTTCCGATAGCGGACTCGATACCTGTTTTCGCCTTTGGCCGTCCTGTATCTGGTGATGTTCGCCATGATTTTTTCACTCGCTCATACTTGTTTTCGGTTTTAACGTGTTTTAACTGGTATTAATGTGTTTTAATGAGATTTGACGGATAACAGGGAAATTAATAAAATATTTTCTTTACGCCAAAATCGGAAAGGAGACGGCCATGACCATGACCGATACCGGCGTGAAGCCGATTCCGGCATACGTGCCGCCCGAGGACGGCAAGCCACGCAACGCCGTGGACGAGAAATGGATGAAGCTGACCCGCAGCGCCCGCCATTACATGGAACGCAGGGCAAAGGCCCGGAAGGAAACCATCGATGGGTCTGAAGCTCGTCATTGAGCGCGAATGCTCCAGAGACCATCAGACGGCCCTCAGGCAGTTCCTGTGCTGTGAACCTGGAGGCCCCGAATGGGCGATGGACCCGCAACGCTACATACGTGACCTCAGCGTGCGCAAGACCCCGAAGGGGATCATGCGCACGCTTCTTGTCGTATCCGGAGATATTCCCCTGCATGATGACGTGGTCGGCTTCTGCGAATACGGCGTAGCCGTGGAAACGACCGATGAGCATGAGGGCGTCTACCAGATCTCGTATATCGCCACCGCTTTGAAGGTGCGTGGCACACATCTCGGAGACACTCTGCTCTCCTCGGTTATCGTGCGCCTGCGTGACGATGCCTGGCGTTTCAACCGCACGCCACTCGTGCTCACCCAGGTGGATCCGCGCAACAAGCCCAGCATGGACCTGTTCACACGATTCGGATTCATGGACGAGGGGCCGGATCCCGACGACCCGGAATACCATCTGCTGTCCCTGGAGTTTACCCCGCAGGAGCGCGGAAACTACTTCGGCAGCACACTCGCGTTCTTCTGACATTTCGGGTATAGCTCCGCCAGGCCTATCGGCTATGATAGGTAGGCGAAGCGTCCTCCTTTCTTGAACTAGCTGGATTCTTCACTCGCCCTGCTGACGCTGCAACGCCGGCAGGGCAATTTTCTTTTTTAAACGGAGAATGCTTCAGCTTTATAGCCGGAGAACCGTTTGGATACGAGCAATCTCACATGTTTATCTACGACGATGTTGGCCATGCCGTAATCTGCTGAGCGGGCGGAGATGTCGGCGATAACGGCATGGGTGGCATGGTCACTGATACGGATATGAGGCTTCGCCTTTGAGCCTTCAGGCACCGGACTATAAGCCACATCAGCCGAGAACAATGCGTATCCCTCTTCCGGCACCAGCGAGGGGCCGGCAAGCCAGTTGGTTTGTGAAATATTGAAGGCCGTGTCCGGCATGAGGGCCGCAATCCCCAGTTGTTCGCGCAGGCTGTAATCATCCAGGGCATCGTTCCCCTGCTCTTTTCTCCGCGCCTCATCGAGCGTTGGCAGAAGTACCGCGACTTCCGGTATGCCGCGCTGGTACCAGCCCTCGCGTATCGCATGCAGATTGATGGTCTGCGCCCCGGCGGAGAACAGAGCTCTGACGTGTCTTTCCGCGATGTCGTTGAACACCACCCCAAATGGCCTGCCTTTATATTCGACCGCGAAACCGGAATCGATGCCCGAACTCCATGTATTACGGGTCAGCGCGCTCTTCAATTTGACGTTGCGCCGGCAGACCTGTAGCAGTGTCTCCCGGCCTTCCCTCATCTTGAGTGCCGGCTTGGGGTCGTATACATAAACCTTTCCGATATACGAGCCGTCGACGGTCTCGGTGCGCGATGCGGAAGCGTTGGTCTTGACCGCGATCCTCGGAGCGGATGCGACCGGCTCTTTCGCGGAGGCGTTCGCCGGCGGCTTTGGTTCGGCCTTGATTGGAGCCGGTGAAACATGAGTTGCGGGAGAGGCTTCGGCTTGTGGTGTTGATTTTTCGACAGCGGATTGAAGTCTCGGCGTTTCGACATGCCTTTGTGGGGCTGTCTCTTTCTTGGACTTAGAGTCGGCCGTTTTCTTCGGTGTCGTATTGTTCGCTTTTTCCCATTCGCCGGGATTGGCGATATACCATCCAATGACGAACGCCGCAAGCGCGACGATTATCACGATGACAGCGGCAGCGATTCCCCCGAACCAATTGGAGCTTTTGAAACCCTCCACAAGGCAGAAGAACGCCAGAATCAATGCAACCGCCGCGATCAAATAGAAGATTACGCCGATGATCTTTCGTAATGTTCGCATAATTATCTCCCACTTTCTTCAGACGACCACACTGTCGTGCAGCCAGTCCTTGTAATCTTCTACGACTTGTACGGTCACATCGAGTTCGCATGCGATGAGGTACGAGTCCGCACCGTACATGCGCTCGGCTATCGCGTACTCATGCGGGTTGATGAGACGCAGGGCGGTATATAGTCTTGCGCGGCGTTCGGCTTTCGACCCGTAGGGACTGCAGCCTTGGTCGTGGTTGTGGGCGTGCACGAGCTCATGGCAGAGGGTACAGCGTTTCTGGAAATCCAGCATGGTCTCATCGATAACGATGAGGTGCTTGGGTTCATAGTAGAAGCCGCATAACCCCTGCTGCAGCTGGCATTCCTCCACCCGAATGCCGCTGTTGGAGGCTTCCCTCAGGAGGTCGTCATAGGTGACGTTTATCGTCCTTCGCCCCCTTCCCTTTCAAGCTCCTTGTTCCGGTCATGATTGGCGGCAGCCTCAAAGGTTTCGGGGTTTGCCGCGAACTTCTCTGCCAGCTCTTCTCCGATGCTTGAATAATGCTTCGTTTTCTTATTTGATTGCTTGAAATTATCTTTGGACAATGTAGGGATGTCATCTACTTCGGAAATAGGCCGAAGATCTGAATCAGAGTCCTTCTCGCTTGATTCGTTGCGTAGACGAGCTTCGTTCATATCCTCATCGGAAATCACGATAGGCTCATTCCATCGAGGATTCCGCTTTGCTGCTCCTGCTGCCAATCTGATTGCCAGCTCATGAATGAGCTCCTCATCTGTGGCATCACGAAGAGCGTCGGAAGATTCTGATTTTCTCAAATCATCGTCATCGATAAGACCCACCGCGACAAGACCGTCGATAGCTGATCCACCGTAAGCTCGCGCAATCTTTACCACGTTTTGCGGGGATAACTTATCTGGGAGTTGTCGGTAGAGAGACGATGGGACGATGCCTGCATTGTCGGCCACGGTGTTTTGACTGTCGTTTCCGACTGTTTCCTGGTACCACTGTTCAATGTTCATGTTTTGCATTATGCAACATTTTCTGTTTCTTTGCAACACGCCGTGTTTTGCATTTCGCTTGACTTATTTCGCATCGTGCGTTTTAATAATTCGCAGAACGCAACACCAAGGTTGCGAGATGCAAACCACTGAAAGGAGGTTGCCTGAGATGGCTTACGCGATGACCTTTAAACCGGATTTCCTCGAGCGCTGCAAGCGCATGAGCGGGCTGAAATCCAATGCGGCTTTCGCCGGCGCTATCGGCGTCAGCGAAAGCGTGCTGTCGAAAGCAATGCACACCAACATCGTCTCCCCGACGATGATTGTCGGATTCAACCGCGCATTCGGCTTCACGCCAGGTGAAATAGCCGAAGTGACCGAAATACCGGACAAGGATCTCAAACCCGAGGCGGTGGCGTGATGGTTAGGACCTACCGGCTTGGCGGCGCGGAACGTGAGAGGGCCCGTGCGCTGATTCGTATTCTCAGCATCGACATGGATCGTGTCAGATGGTTGGACGGCCACCCGATGACAGTTCGCGTGTTTGATGACGGCAAATGCTGGGTCGAATACACGGGACTCGTCGTCTGCGACAAGGAAGACATTGGCTTCTGTCTCCGTGGGCTCGAGCCCGTGGATGTCGGGTCGGGGTCTATAGGGACAGGATCCGGGAATGCCGGAACAGGATTCTTCGCGAGGATACGCGGATGTCTCTCGATTTCGAGGTCTCGACCATCGCGACGATGACGGTGCCGGACTCATGGCGCTTGAGCTTGGAGGCTCCACGGTATTCGACGATAGCGCCGCCAGTCGGCGTCACCCGAATGTCTCGTTCGGTGAGCCACCCGTTGTTGCGCAGTATCCACCCGTCCCCATCCGTCTTCTCTACTCCCCAATCGGTCGAGAGGTACAGGCGTCGTTCCGCGTCGAAGGACAGCAGCAACGCCGTCAATCCCATCCAGTTGTCCGCCAGCCATTTCCACATGGCTCAGATTCTAGCCACAAAAATGCCGCCGATTGGAGCGGCGGCGAATGTCAGATTGAAAGAAGGTCCAAAATGACTGAATCCAATGTACAGCCCTTCGAGTTCAGGGGCAACCCGGTCGCCACGGTGACCGCCGAGAACGGGACGGTGCTGTTCTGCGCGAAGCACGTCGCCACCGCACTCGGATACAGCAACACCCGTGACGCAATCGCAAAGCATTGCAAGGGTGTCGCGAATCGCTACCCCCTTGAGACGGCCGGTGGAATCCAGCAGATGGTATTCATCACCGAAGGCGACGTGTACCGCCTCATCGCCAGCAGCAAGCTCACCAGCGCGGTCGAGTTCGAGCATTGGCTGTTCGACGAGGTAGTGCCCCAGATCCGTCGTACCGGCGGTTACATTCCCCAGGGCGAGACCCCGGAGGAGACGATGGCGCGCGCGGTGCTCATCGCGCAGAAGACCATCGAAGAACAACGGAAGCAGTTGGACGAGCAGAAGCCGAAGGTGTTGTTCGCGGACGCGGTGGCCACGAGCAAGAGGAGCATTCTGATCGGCGAATTGGCGAAGATCCTCAAACAGAACGGCGTGAAGACCGGCCAGAACCGGTTGTTCAAGCAATTGCGTGAGGACGGTTTCCTGATGAAGCGCAACGGGAATCCGAACATGCCCACACAGAAGAGCATGGAACTGGGTTTGTTCGAGGTCAAGGAAACATCGATCGCCCATTCGGATGGTCATGTGTCGTTGAACTTCACGACGAAGGTCACGCCCAAGTGCCAGCAGTACCTCATCCAGAAGTATCTGGGCTGCACTCCCCTTGACTTGGAAGCGGGTGCGTGATGGCCGGTAGTCAAATCGAATCGTCTCTTGACGGCTGGCCGATCGCCAAGGTGGCGAGCTTCCTTGGTGTCTCGAAGGGCAGTCTCTACGTGTGGTCGTGCCACGACAAGTGGGGAGGCCGGTATCCGCCCGCGCCGAAACGCGTAGGCCGCAGGCTCGTTTGGAATCCACAGGAGGTCATCGACTACCGGGACCGGCGGTGCGCGATAAGCCGCAGGGAGCTGGTCCATGGCGAATAAGGGTTTCCCGGATTCAAAACCGGGAGAAAAGGAAGAGGTGCCGGCGTCGCACTGTCCAAGGTTCACGCCGGCACCAACATCACCAATCACATTGAAAGGAAAACAAGTGATGTCAGGACACAAGATTACCGGAATCCACGCCATCGGCGTCGAGATCCCGAAGGGAATGTCATTCAAGGAGCTCATGGAGCAGCTGCTTGAGGGAGGAGAGGCTGAGTTGGAGAAGGAGTTGGACGAGGAGACGCGCCAGCCGGAAACCGGCAAGTGCGATTGTCCGGTGTGCGATCCAGACAAGGACACCGTGGAGGAAAGATTGTTCCATCCGGTCGATCAGTGGCAGCACGCCGTCGATGTGGCCAGTGACGTGCATGACGCGGCCGGCTCTCTCGAACACGCGCTGTTCGAGCTGGGTGAGAACCCGTTGGCGTTCGAGGCGTCGATGATCCTCAGCCAGTCGCTGACCCTGCTGCGTGCCATCCAACGCAAGCGCAAGGAGGTTGCGGAATGAGCATCGAAGCATTGCGCAAAAAGAAGCGTATGCGCCGCCCCCGGCCGAGGTTAACGGACGGGCAGAAATCGGCCGTGCTGCTGGCTCTCACGTTCTTCGAGGGTTGGCTGGTCGGTTTCGCCGGCACGCACAGCCGCATCCCAAGTCCGGTGGGTACGCCGCAGTGGATGATAACCGGCTCGCTCGCATTGGCGGTCGTATTGCCGCTCGTGTTCGGGGGAATCCTGTTGAAGTGGGGTGGCGATGGAACAGCCGAGTGAGTTCACGCTCTGCCTGCCGGGCGACCCGGTGCCGAAGGGGCGTCCCCGCGTCTACAACGGGCATGCGATCACTCCGAAACGCACCGTCAGGGCGGAGGAACGCCTGTTCGCGGAATTCCGGTTGAAATACCCGCAGGCGAAACCATACCAGTGCCCGGTCAGGTTGGAGGCCGAATTCTGGATGAGCCATCGCGGCCGCCCGGATCTCGACAACCTGCTGAAGCTGGTTTTGGACTCGCTGAACGGCGTCGCCTACGTGGACGACGCGCAGGTCGTCGAATCCCATGCGTGCAAGAGGATGCCCGACCTATGGGTGTACGGGGCGAAAGGCCGTTACCGGAGGCGCAAGAGCGGCGACCCATACACCTGTTGCGGGCACGAATACGAGCCGCACCTCTATATCCGTATCAAGCCGCTCCCCGAATGGGAGCCGAACAAGCAAGGAGAACGATCATGAGCAAGCCGATCAACGAACCCCGTCTGGTGCAGCAGGCGCTGATAGCGGACGAGGATCTGAGTTTCGAACTGGCGGCTTTGATGCCGCCGGCGAACGGCATCACGAACGCGGCCAGCACGTTCATCGACCGGGCGACCAAACTGTTGCTGTCCGACAAGATCATGCTCACCAACGAGCAGCATACGGTCGTCGTGACGGCCATCGCCGTCGCCCAACTGACCGTCAAGGAGGGTGCGGCCATATCGAAGCTGCTGCGCAACACGGACGCTTCGGCGGACATCATCGCCGGACTGCGACTCACCTCCAAGGACAGGCAGGATGCCTGACCGGCGTCTTTGGATGCCGCGTTGCAGGACATGCGGGCCGCTCGGCAAGCCCACCGGACTGGACGAGGCGGTCACCTGCTGCAACCGGCACACGAACCAGACCAAGCATCAGACGGCGTGGTATCCCACCTACGCCCAAATCATCGTGAAAGGCACATCAAATGACTCCATCAACCATTGAAAACACAGAGGCCGTGAACCCGGACGGGGAATTGCGCCAAGGATTGTTCGCCGCGCAGGCGGCGCGCATCGTCGAACTGCAGGCCGAGATCGCCAGCCGACAGGAGGAAATCGACAATCTCAAATCCCTGATTCTCGACTCGCATCCGGTCGGCACCTACCAGGCCGGCAACCTGAAGGTGCAGGTCAAGCCGGGCGCGCGCCGCATCAACGCCGGCACGTTCGAAAAAGCCTACCCGGCCACCAAGTATCCCGGAGCCTACCAGTTGCGGCCGCGCCCGCTCAGCCAGTTGGAGAAGCTGCTGTCGGCGGACGCGGTGGCCGATTACGCGATGAGCGGCAAGCCTATGGTGGTGGTCTCATGAGCGCGGAACTGTCCAGCCTGGGCATCGCCCAGATCGTGGAAAGCGTTATCGCCGACTACGACCTGCGTGACGAGGACGGCAACGAGCTGACCGACGACCTGTACGTCATCCGTTCCGAGCAGCTCGACGAGCTGGGCCTCACCGTCGCCAGACGCATCCACAAGGCCATACGCGAACTGGAGACGCAAGGCAAGACCGGCTTCCCCGTGCATTCGATGGCCTTCGGCAGCATGCCGGTAACCATCGCGAAGGACGGCGACCGCACCTACACGCTGCGCTTCGACAATTCGGACGAGGCGGTGGCCATCACACGGCTCAGCCGGACCGCACTCACGGACATCAAGAAACAGATCAACGAGTTTTTGAAGGAGGTGAAGAACCGTGAGCATGAATGAGGCGGTATTGGCCGTCGCACAAGCCCAGCAGCAGGGTGACGCGATACCCGTCGACGTGCCGCCCATGACCCAGTCGGCACCCGGCATGGGCAAGTCGCCAGTCACGCCGAAAACACGGGTGGACACGATGGAGGAACCCAGGTTATGGCCGGAGATCCGCCAGCTCATCGAGGACGACATCCAGAACGCTCCACGCGAACTGCAACGTGAGATAGGCCCATCCGAACTGGGCACGGACTGCGTGCACTGTCTCGCAGCGAAACTGGCGGGCTGGCCGGAGCGACGCTCCCCGGGCTGGCTGCCGTTCATCGGCACATGCGTGCACGCGCATTTCGAGACCATGTTCCGAGAGCTGAACGGGGAGCCGGCGGCCCAGTTCCCGTACACGGGCGAGGACAACGTGCACTGTCTCGCGGAACGGTGGCGCCCGGAGTACCGGGTCACCGTAGGCCGGTTGCAGGGGTTGCATGGCGGCTATGACGTGACCGGCAGCATCGACCTATGGGACCGCAAGACTCGCAGCACCATCGATTGGAAGGTGGTCGGCAACACGACCGTCACCAAGGTCAAGGCCCACGGCCCCTCGCAGCAGTACCGGGTTCAGGCGTCGCTCTACGGCATGGGCCTGCAGAACGAGGGCGAACGGGTGGAGCGCAATTGCATCTATTTCCTGCCCCGCAACAAGACCAGTCTGGGTGATGCGTTGCCTTGGGAGACGAGGTTCGACCCGGAGCCCGGCAAATGGGCGTTGGCCCGGGCCCAGCTGCTCGTCAACCTCATGGACATCATCGAGCAGTCCGACGGCGTGGACGTGCGCGACAGCTGGATCAAACAGTTGCCGGCGGCCGGACCCGACAAGTGCTTCTCCTGCAAGGGTCGGGTCTGGCCCGACATGAGCGCGCTTCCCGAGTTCGACGAGAAGCCGTGGCCGGACGTGCCCGACAAGTGGCTCCGACTCACCCCCCTAATCGAATCCGAATACCAGTTCACCGAATAACGAAAGGAAAACAATCATGTTCGGACAGCCACAGCAACAGTATGGTTACCCGCAGCAGGGGTACGGCTACCAGCAGCCCCAACGACAGCCCGCCCAGTTAAGCTCGCTCGGCGACCTGCTCGCCGGCAACAGCGCCAAAGCGTACTTCGGCGCGAACAGCCAGCCGGGGGACACGGTGACCGGCGTCATCGAGAAAATCGAGACCACGCAGGTCACCGACTTCCAGACCAAGCAGCCGGCGTTCTGGAACGACGGGCGTCCGAAGGAGCAGATCCACGTCATCATCCAGACCCAACTGCGCGACCCGAGCGTAGAGGAGGACGACGGCCGCCGCTCACTCTGGGTCAAAGGTTGGGGAATCCAGTTGAAGGCGTTTCGCGATGCCTGCCGTCAGGCGGGCGTGAAGATCCCGAAGCCGGGCGACACCATCACGGAACGGTTCGTGGGTCTCGACCAGCAGGGCGACGCGCCCCAACCGCCGAAGGTGTTCGAATTCCACATCGAACCCGCGTCCAGCGTCAACAGTCTCGTCAACGGAAGCCAACCCCGGCAGCCTGTCCAGCAGGGCTCCCAGCAGCCCGGCATGCAGCAAGCCCAGCCGGCATACCCGCAGCAGCAGTACGCGCCCCAGCAGCCCATGCAGGCCCCGAATCAGGGATATGCGCCGGCTCCGGTCGACCCATGGAACCCGCCGACGCAGCAGCAGCCGCAGCAACCCGCCCAGCCGGTACAGCTCGGCCAGCCACAGCAGCAGGCTGATCCGATGAAGGTCAACCAGTTGAAGGCCGTGGGCAAAAGCCCGCAGGAGATAGCCGCATTGTTGGGCGTGCCGGTCGAAGCGGTCACCGCCGTCACCGACCAGGCGCAACCCCAATACCACGGGGGTTCCGAACAGATGCCGGAAACCGGTGAATTCTGATGGACGAACTGCTGAAACACCTGTAGAACCAGTGGCTCGAGCTGATGAAGGACATGGATTCCCTTGCCTCCGATCAGGACGGTTTCCGTGACGTCGACTCGGAAAGCCTCCAGCTCATGAGCGTGAGACTCGTGCTCCTGGGCTGGCACAAGAGCAAGGATTCCGACAAGGACTGAGTCCAGTCCCGACCGCCGTAGCCGTATCCAAGCGGCCCGCACGCATGCAAAGGCGTGCACGGCACCACACATATTCACATCACGTCAAAGGAGTTTCAAGGATGACCGACATCTACGGATACGCGGCAGCCGCACCCCTGTACCGTGCGGCCGGCTGGATGCAGGTCATCCCCCTGCCGGAAGGCCGCAAGACCCCACCACCCAGCGGTTTCACTGGACGCAGCCGCAAACCCGTCACCGACGAACAAGTACAGGTCTGGTCGCAGGCGACCCCGGACGCGAACACGGGAATCGTCATCCCCGAAGGCGTATTGGTGTTGGACATCGACGCCGCACAAGGCCATCAGGTCAAGGCGGACGGGGCGAAAGGCATCAGCGAGCTCTCGCAGGAACTGGGCGCATTGCCGGCCACGTGGAGCAGCACGGCGCACGGCATCGACAGTCCGGCACGCCACCTGTTCTACAAGGTGCCCGAAGGCCTCGTGTGGAAGGGCGGCGCCATCGAGGGCGTCGACATCCTGCAGCCCGGCCACCGGTATTCCGTGGTCTGGCCGTCGATCCACCCGAGTGGCGAAATGTACTGCTGGTACACGCCAAGCGGCGCATTCGCCAGCACACTCCCCCGCATCAGCGATCTGGCGACCCTGCCATGGAAGTGGGTGGACTACCTGCGCAAACCCGACAGCATGGCGAACCTGACACATTCAAACCCGTCGACCACTCCAATCGCCTCTAATCCGAGGGGATACGACGACCGCATGTGCAAGGCGGTCAACACGTTCCTCAACAAGACGCTCGCCAACCCGGCAAGCAAAGGCTCAAGGCATGACACCACGCTGCAGGCCGTCTGGGCGTTGGTTAACTTCGCGCAGGAGGGACACCGGGGGGCTCTCGACGCCATCAACCAATTGAAGCCACGGTTCATCGCCGAGGTGGCCCCCGACCGTCAAGGCAAGGAGCGTGAGGCGGCACGCGAATGGGCCAGCATTCTCAGTGGCGCGATGGAGAAGGTCAACGGCGTGCAATCGCATGTGGATCCGTGCGAGCAGTCGAAAATCGAACGCATGACGCCCGGCGAGTTCGACGAACTCACCCAAAACGCGGCTGCGAGTCAAATGGAGGAAAGTCACCCGGAAGCAGTTCAAAACACTGGAACAATGCCGGTTCAAGCCGGTTCAACACCCGTCGCATCGGTTCAAAACGGTTCAATGGAAAGTCACGAGGCAAGTAAAAACGCCTCCTCCAGCTGGCAGTTCGAAGACCTCACCCAGCTCGCTTCCGGCATTGAACTGCCGCCCACGCCCACCGTGTTCCAACGAGAGGACGGCCAAGGCCTCTTCTACCGTGGCGCGGTCAACGACCTGCACGGCGAACCCGGCTGCGGCAAAAGCATGATCGCCCAAATCGCCACCGCGCAGGAATTGAAGGCAGACCGTGACGTCATCTACATCGACTACGAGGATTCCGCACGCAACGTGGTCAAACGCCTCCTGCTGCTCGGCGTATCCGGCGAACAGATCATCGGTCACCTGCACTACGTGCGCCCGTCCGCGAAGCCCAGCAGCCCCACCAGCCTCGACGGCTGGCGCGAAACCCTCGACTACGCCGACACCGCCACGCTCGCCATCATCGACGGCGTCACCAGCTGCCTCGCCTACGCGGGCCTCGACAGCAACAGCGGCGACGACATCGCAGCCTGGTACAACACCATGCCCCGACTCATCTCGGCATGCGGGCCAGCGGTCGTACTCATCGACCACGTCGTCAAAAGCAAGGACAACCGGGGACGCTACGCGGGCGGCAGCATGCAGAAACTCGCCCTCATCGACGGCATCAGCTACAGCGTGGACATGACCAAACCTGTCGGCAAGGGCGTGAAAGGCACCATCGTCATCAAATCAGGCAAAGACCGAATCTCGGAGATCGAGGAGCATTGCGCCGTCAGTTGGAGTTCGAATGGCTCGCACCTGCGCGAAGCCGCACGCATCGAAATCAACAGCACTGACCCGAAACTCATGCGCGTCACCATCGCACGACCAAACATGATGCCCAGCGACGAAACCACACGACAGCGCGGCCTCGAACGACCCACCGGGCTCATGGAGAAGATCAGCCGGATCATCGAGAACGCGCCCGAGGAGCCGAACCAGACCGAAATCATCGAACTGCTGAAGGACGACGGGTCAAGCGCCCGGAAGACCACCGTGCTCACCGCCATCAACCGGCTGCTCGAAGGCGAGTGGATCAGCAACCGCTCCGGACGCAACAACCGGAACATCTACGCCAGCGTCAGACCATACCGGCAGATGAACGACCCGAAATCGGACGCTTTCGTGGACCGGATGAGCAGGGAGGAGGCGAACGAATTGGATAAGGAAAACCATCTCGAAATCTAGTTGTTCCCGTTGTTCCCAGTTGTTCCGAGTTGTTCCCGGAACAACTGGAGTAGCGATGTCCAGCTGTTCCCAGCACTCCCCACCCACACTACGTGTGTGGGTGGGTGCGGGAACAACTGCGACTCGGCCCTCCGGAACAGCAAAAAAAGCACGTCAACGACACTAGTTGTTCCCAATCAAGAAAACGTCAGAAAGGAGACCGGAAGATGGCACTCACATTCAGGGAGCAGATCGAAGCGACCGCATGGGAGCTTGGCAATGGAGAGGGAACCACGCCCGAGCTTCGAAAGCGCTTCGATGCGGATTCTGAGACCCCGAACTTCGATCCGACCAAGGCGTTGGAGATGCTGCACATACTCCAGCTCATCAACTACAAGCAAGCCGGCAAGGGACGCGGACGCGCCCGCTGCCACTATCTGAAGAAACCCGAATACGGACTACTCAACCTCAATGAGCCGAAACCAGCTCCCAAGGACGAGCGGGAGCGGGAAAACCGCATCCAATGGGCCAAGGACTTCCGCGTCATCGCCGACTGGCTCGACGCGAACTGTTACACGACTGAAAGCGAGGAAGCATGAAAGAATCCGTCACCATCCAATACCGCTGTGAGGATGCTGACACCAATCTGGTCGAAACCATCCCAATCGCCTCCATCGGCATCGACCAGTGGAGTCAAGGCCATCCCGTCCTGTTCAACCTTGACCGGAGAGGACATCACGGCCGCCGTATGCTCAGCGTACTCATCACCGCCTGCGAAGCGGTGCTGCATGAAATCCAGGACATCAAATGGGAGGACTGACCCATGGCCGGACCGATTGACGTGATTCAACGGGCGCTCAGCGCACTGGCCTCAGCGGGATTGGGCAGCGAGTCGCCGGCAGAGGCGTATGTGCTCGGCTACCAGGCCGGCTGGCGGGAAGCGCTCGACCTGTGCATACGAATCGAAACGGCAATCAACAACGAAACGGAGGAAACGAATGAGCATCATCAGCAGTGAAATCGAGGCACAGAAGCAGCGTGACCCGTCGTACATCGACAGTGACCTGCAGTGGGCGTGGGGACAAGGATACAAGGCCGGAGCGTCACGCGAAATCACCGAAGAGGAGATTGCCGCCGCCATGGCCGAAACCCGAAAGTTCATCACGCTCCCCGGCGCGTGGATGGAGAACATCATCAGAATCGCGTTCGACGCGGCAAGAAGAAAGGCAATGGAGGAGTGAGCAGGCCACGCGCCCGTGAACGCAAACCAGCATGGCTTCGCGCGTTCATCCCGAAAACGAGTCCCCTCGTTGTCACCGTCTGCGAGGGGTGCGGCCTGTACGTCATCGAGGATCGGGAAACCGTGTGGGAGTCGTGGGATTACGGGTGTGTGGCGGGTGACGACCTGACCGTGGCGATAATCCTCGGCCGGCCGTTGACCCGCGTCACGTGGCTTCCCTCCGTCGGCCACCCGCTGCTCCGTAGCACCTGCGGAGATGCAGGCATCAGACCGGACGGCCAGTATCTGGCCATGCACATGTGTCATCTCGCCCGGATAAGCGTCAAACCGTTCAAACCACCAACCCGCGAGCGGCCGCCGGGCAAGCCGTGGGGCGGGCCGAAACTGTCGAAGCAGGAGATAGCCGAATTCAAACGCATCTGGAACATGCCATACAGCCGGCTCAAATACGAGAAAGCCCCAACCATGGTCGGCCAGGGCGATGAGAAGCAAACATTATTCTAGCCGACCAGCCGGAAGGAGCCAACGTGAACTGCCAGAACTGCAAAACGATAACCGAAGGGGGATATTCACTGTGCGAGACGTGCGAACTGCGTTTCGCCGGCACGCTCCTGCGACTGGCGCGCGACGTCACGCCGTTGCATGACTCGTTGGACGCGACCCTGCATCCGGGCGGGCATTCGCCCACGCGAATCCAGACCGCCACTCCCCCGACTCCAATCAGGCTCGACGTGCTCGACCTGATCGACATGCTCGACGCCACGGCCCGTGAACTATGGCGTTGCCTCGACGGCATCGACGCCTTGGACTGGCGCAAAGACAAACGCAACGAGGATCTGAAGGCCACGCTCATCGCGTGCGCCGGACACCCCAGGCTCGCCACGTTCGCGGACGCGGGCTTCTATATGCACGTCGTTGACGGCATCGCACGCAAAGTCGATACTGCGCTGGACCCGCCGGAGCAACGCCGCGAGATAGGAACCTGCGAACTATGCGAGACCATGCTCACCGCTGGGGCAGCAGACCAGTGGGTGACATGCCCGGTCTGCGGGAGGGAACAGCGAGCGCAGACGGTCAAACTGCGCCGACTCAAGACATTGTGTTGGGATGATTCCAGGCGCGGGTCTGCGGCTGAGATAGCCAAGGTGTTCACGGACGCGGGAATCACCGTCAAAAGGCATACGCTCACCGTGTGGAAATCCCGAGGCAAGCTTGATGTCACGCCCCAAGGCATTTCATACAGCAGCGTCTACCGGCTCGTCATCAGTGGCGGACTTGACAAAGAGCTGACTGTGACCGCATAATGTCAGTGGATTAGTGTCGAAAAACCCAGCTCATGTGGCTGGGTTTTCGCGTATCTATGCTTTGTTTTTGCGTGGTCTCCCCCCTCCGACACCACGTCCCGGACGTTGAGCGTTCCATTCATCGATGGTCTCAGGCAACCAGCCGCGCGTGCGCCCTATCGTGGCGTCGGGCTCAGGGAGCTTGAGGTTGAGCAAGCCGCCACTGGTGATGCCAAGGCGTTCTGCGACCTGCTTGACGCCGAGGTATTCAGTCGTCATTGTTGCCTTCCTTGCCGTTGATGATTCCGGCCGCAAGGCCCATGATTCCGGCCGCGAGACCGAAGCTGCCAGATACTATCGGGCTGTCGGATAGCGCGCCGCCCAAGGCCATGGCTCCGAACGTCAGGGCCACGATTCCGAAAATCAGTGATGTTCTCATGATGTGTTTCCGATGAGATAGGATTGGCGGGGAGGTTCCGGCTAGTAGGGTTAGCCGGAACCTGTTTTACTTCTTGTGCTTCGGTCTTCGTCTGATTGCGATGATTATGGCTATCGCGGCGAGGACGTTGGCGATGATGCCGTTGATGACATCGAATCAATCCTTTGGATTCATCGGACCTCCTTTCTGCTGACATATCTATAGTAACACAACTACTATAGATATGCAAGGAGAGCACAACAAAACACGCCGAAAACTCCTGATATTTCAACCCCTCGCTAGCCCAACCAGCAGAGGCATCCGATTCAAGTCCGATACAGTCTCGGTTCGAATCCGAGGCGAGGGACACCTATTCTCCAATGATTGCGGGGTGACGGCATCATGGTCAGCTACAGCCGCCAAGTCCGCAAAGGCGGACGCCAATTCGAAAAAGACCGCAAGAAATTCTTCCTCGAATGCAAGAGCGAACACCGTCCATGCTGGCTCTGCGGAATGCCCATCGACTACGACGCACCACAGAACACCACAGACGACAGCTTCAACCTCGACCACTTCTATCCCGTCACCAAACGACCAGACCTGCAACACGACCCCGCAGGCTTCCGCCCATCACACACACAATGCAACAACCTGCGCGGCAACAAAGACCCAGCCACACCAATCGGCACACTCAGCAGACAATGGATCAAAACAGCATAGGAGCAACACAATCATGGACATCGACGAACCGGTCAAGACCGCATGCGGGCAAACACTGCGCGAAGCAACCGGCACCATCACACTCCACATCAGCGCCAGCCTCAGCGCGGACAACGTAAGCTATGACCTCGCCAGCGTCGACGCAGACCTACCAATCACAGTTGAAGTCGTCAACAACAACGGCACGATAATGCCGAAAGTTGATAGCGTGGGCTTCACACGAATCCTCACCGCAGGAATCAACGCATTCACCAACGCCATCAAAGCCTGACCACCGGGAGGGGCGGTAAAATCCCAAAACCGGCCGCCACCGGGACACTACCCGTATGGCCGCTCTTCCTCTCCCTCCGAAAAATATTCGATATTCGGCCGGGGTCGCGCGCGAAGGAGGTTCCATGCCGAAACAGTTTCCGCAGGAAACGGTGGCCGACGCATTGGAGCGTTCGCTGCGCAACGCCAAGCATCTGCGCGCGAAGGACGCAGCCACGGTCGCCGCCGCCCGGGCCCTTGCATGGAAAATCGACCATTGGGACGAATTGGCGGAACAGGCCATATCGGACGCCGAAGCGAAGGGAAAGGGTACCCGTCCGGCTGTGCCGCAGAACGACAATACCTCGCTGCCGACGTTCCTGAAATATTGCGCGGCTCTCGGACTGGTTCCCGAGGAGGAGAAGCCGGCGAACCCGGCGAGGGGCAAGGCCGCCAAGCCCGAGGCGACTCCGGTGGCGGATGAGCTTGAGGAGTATCTGGCGAAAATCAGCTAGGAGGCGTCATGGGCATCGGCGAAATCAACGACGATGCCCACGGCATCACCACGCCACGCATATTCACTCCCCCGCTGCGCGAACTGACGCCGGAAACATCAAACGGCTACGCGGTCATCGAGTTCGCCGAAAAGTTTCTCCACGTGCATCTTTTCCCGTGGCAGAAATGGCTGCTGATCCACGGGCTTGAGCTTCTGCCGGACGGCTCCTACCGGTTCCGCCGAGTTGTCACCGAGGTCGCGCGCCAGAACGGCAAGACCACGCTCATGAGCGTACTGTGCGCGTGGTGGCTGTTCGTCGACTCCGCTCGCCACCCGGAGTTGTCGCCGGCGTGGAAGTTTCTCGTGGTCGGTGCCGCGCAGACGTTGGATAACGCGCGCGCCCCATATCAGGCCGTATTGAACTGGTGTAATCCGAATCCGGCTTCCGAGGGCGAGGCCGCTCTTGCGGTTCCGGTTTTGCAAAAACGTGTGCAGCGCGTCAACAATTCGCACGGCGAGGAAGCGATCATCTGCCGGAACAAGGCGCAGTACATCGTGCGCGCCGACAAGAACATCCGTTCCAAGAGCGCCAGCCGCGTCGTGTTCGACGAGTTGCGAGAGCAGCACACCGACGATGGCTGGAACGCGGTCAGTCAGACCACGAAGGCCATCTGGTCCAGTCAGTTGTGGGGTATCTCGAACGCGGGCGACTATCGCAGCGTCGTGCTGCGCCGAGTCGTCGACGAGGGACGTGCCCTGGCGGATTCGTGGAACGCTTCGGTTGAAACCGGCAAGCAGTCGCCGGACGAATGGGCCGAGGAGCACGACCCATCCTATGGGTATTTCGAGTGGTCGGCTCCGGATAAATGCGAGCTGGATGACCTTGACGGTATCCGTCAGGCGAACCCCTCCATGGGTTATGGGCCGATGACTTTTCGTAGCATCTCGGCTGACATCAACGGCATGACCGAGGCCGCGTATCGCACCGAGGTCTTGTGCCAGTGGGTGACGGCGGACATCACGCCGTACATCAATCCGAAGCTGTGGAAGCGCGGCATCGACCCGAAGTCCTGTATCCCCGATGACGGGCGCGTGGTGCTTTCCGTGGATACTTCCGCCGATAGAGAGACCACGTATATCGCCGCCGCAGGCTACCGCGAGGATGGCCTGCCGCACGTCGAACTGATCGTGCGCCGTGACGGCATGCTCTGGGTGCCGAAGTACTTGAAGCTGCTTCGCGAGGCATGGCCGAACATCCATGAAATCGCCGTGCAGTCCAAGGGCTGCCCGGCGGTGGACTTCGCGGATCCGCTCGCGGAGGCCGGTTGGACGGTGCACCTCATCGAGGGCTTCCGCTTGGGAGCCGCGACCGGCCGTTTCCGCGACCGGGTGAAGGAAAACAAGCTCCGGCACCTCCCCCAGCCGGCCATCGAACAACAGGTGAACGTCGCCGTGACCCGCCGATTGGGTGAGGTCGAGGTGTGGGACCGGAACCAGAGCGCGATGCACATTTCCGGCCTCATCGCCGAAAGTCAGGCCTTGTACGCGCTCGAGACGATGAGCGGCGAGCCAGAGAAACCGAAATACGAGCCCTCGCACAACGTGCGAGTCACATTCTAGCCATCTTCCGAAGGAGCCGTGGATGGGATTTCTGAACAATCTGCTGCACGGCCCGGCCGTGCTGGCGATGAAGAACGCTGAACCGGAGACACCGACCATCATGGATTCGATGCCCGAGGCCATCAGCTGGCCCACCGACGCCGAATTCGCCGGCTATGCGAACGGCATGTACTGTCGCGAATACGCGGTCCGCGTTGTCGTGGACTTCATCAGCCGCCAACTCGCCTCCCTGCCGCTCAAGGTGTATCGGAAGAACGCGGACGGCGACGCGGAAGAGGTGCGCGACGGCGCACTGGCCAAGCTCATCCGCCATCCGAGCGATTTGCCGGGCATGAGCCGCTATAGGTTTTACGCGACTCTCATCCGTGACATGCTGCTCGAGGACAGGTGGTTGTGCACGCTCGGCAGCAATCGTGCGGGTGACGGGAATACGCTGCGCCGCATCCCCCCGGACGGATACAGTCTCACGGCGAACGGTTTCGGCGAGCTGACAGGTGTGACCATCAGCAGCGTCGCCGAGAACAAGGGCGGCACCTATCGGCTGCCGGATCCGCGAATCGTGCTCGACATCGGCTACATCGACGGCCTGAACCTCGGCGACCCGATCACCGACGTGCTGCGCCCCTTGCTCGCGGAGGCAAGGGTGATGGCGAAATACCGCAAATCGATAGCCGAAAACGGCTACCAGATACCCGCCTACGTGTACCGGCCCAAGGAAATGCCCTGGGAGTCACAGGCCGACTACGACGATTTCACCCAAGGCCTGCGCAACTACGTTGCAGGCGGCGGCATGGCCGGCACATGGCCGGTATTCAAAGACGGCATGGAGATCCGCACCGTCGACAACCTGTTCAAACCGGTGGACATGGCCGACTTGGAGGCACGCGAAAAAATCAACGAACAGGTGTGCCTCGCATTCCAAATCAGCCCAGAAAACATCGGCTTCCGCACCGGCACCAACAGCAACATCGCCGCATACAAGGAAAAGCTGTGGAACGTGGAATTGCTGCCGTATCTGGTGGCGTTCGAGGAGGCGTTGAACCTCACGCTGCCCGAGGCGGTGGGCGAACCGGACTGCTACATCAAGGCGAATTTGGACGCGAAGCTGCGCGGCACGATGGAGACCCAGTATCAGGCGCTCTCCACCGCCACCGGCCGTCCGTTCATGACCACCGACGAGGCGCGCGAACTGCTCGACCGGCCGAAACTGCCGGGCGGCGACCAGTTGATAACCCCGCTCAACGTGAGCGAGGGCGGTCAGCCCAGCCCGCAGGACGGCGGACAGACGCAGAACGCGCAGCAGGGCGCGAGTCCGAACGGCAAGCAGATGCTCGCCGAATTCAAACGCCTCTACACGTATGACGCCGGTTTCCGCGCGTCATGGGACTCGATGACGAAGGGAGAAACCTCAGATGAGTCTTGATTATCTCGGCTACGAGCTCAAGGAGCTCAAGGCCACCGACAACAGCGGCGGAGGAGTGTTCTCCGGCTACGCGAGCACGTGGGAGAAAGACCTGTACGACGATGTGATCGTCAAGGGTGCCTTCGAGCAGACCTTATCCGCTGACTTCAAGGCGGGCGGCGCGGGCATTCCGATTCACTGGCAGCACAAGGACGGCTCTCCGAACGATGTGATCGGGGAGACGTTGAGCGCCGTGGAGGACGAGCATGGCCTGCTCATCACCGCGAAGCTCGACACCGACATCGCGGAGGGCAAGCGAGCCTACGACCTGCTCAAGCGTGGCCTCATCCACCAGATGAGCGTCGGTTTCATCGCCGAGAAGACCGCGTGGGTCGAAAGCGAGGAGGCGAAGAGCCCTTGGGACGGCTACCGGGAGATTCGCCAGCTCAAACTATTTGAGATCAGTCTCGTGCAGGTCGCCGCCAATCAGGGGGCCGAGGTGCTCGAGGTCAAGGCCGGCCGGGCCATAAGCAAGGCGAACGAGGACAAGATTCGCACGGCCTACGAGGCATTGGGCGAACTGCTTGATTCCATCACCGAAACCCCCGACGACGAGCCGGACGATTCCAAACCCGATGACGAGCCGGACGACGATACGCCGGACGATTCGGACAAGCCCGAGCCGGACGACGGCAAGGCGAAAAAGAGTTTTGACCCGCAGTGGGCCAAGGAAATCAGCGACTTCCTCTCGCTGGCAAACAACCAATAGAAAGGATGATCCATGGGTTACATGGAGAAGCTGGCCGCCGAGAAGAAGGCGGTCAAGGCCCTGTACGACAAGGGCATGGAGAACCTCACCGATGATGAGGCGACCGAACTGAAGAACCGCTTCGAGGAGGCCAAGCGTCTTCAGGAGCGCGTCGACCTGTTCAAGGGCGTGAACGACCTGAACGTGGACGATGTGAAGCCCGAGGCCAAGACGGCTCCCGCCGCCAAGACGCTGGGCGACTTGTACGCGCAGGAGCTGAAGAAGGCCGGCATGACCGTCATCGGCACCAAGGCGCACCCGTTCGCTTCCAGCGAGTTCAAGGCCGCGACCGACATGCACGTGGCGGGCACCGGCACGGCTGGCACCGGATACCAGCCGGTCGTCACCCAGATCGACATGAACGGCGTGTGGCCTTACGAGCGTCCGCTCGTGGTCGCCGACCTGTTCGGCTCCGTCACCCTGAGCGGCAACGCCAACACCGTGGAATACCCCGTCTATGGCGCGCTCGAGGGCGGCGCTGGAACCGTGGGCGAGGGCGGTGCCAAGCCGCAGACCCATCTGCCGGCCCCCCGCTGGGAGTCCGACAGCCTCAAGGAGGTCGCCGCCTGGTGGAAGGTCACCGACAACATGGCCGAAGACCTCTCCTACATCGTCTCCGAAATCAACAACCACGCCCGCTACAACCTGCAGCTGCTGGAAGAGACCCAGCTGCTGTCCGGCAACGGCTCCGATGCGAACATCAAGGGTCTGCTCTCCCGCGACATCCAGAAGATGGTGCAGGACACCGACTCCGACCCGGACCGCATCTTCAAGGCCCGCACCAAGATCGCGCTGGCCACCGGTTTCCGAGCGGACGCGCTGGTCATCAACCCCGCCGACTACGAGGCCATTCGCCTCTCCAAGGACGCGAACGGCCAGTACTACGGCGGCGGCTACTTCAACGGCCAGTACGGCAACGGCACCATCATGCAGGATCCGCCGCTGTGGGGCCTCAAGACCGTGGTCACCGAGGCCATCGCCCAGGGCACCGCTCTGGTCGGCGCGTTTAAGCTCGGCGGCGCGGTCATCCGTAAGGGCGGTCTGCGCGCCGAGTCCACCAACTCGCATTCCGATGATTTCACGAACGATCTCATCACGTTCCGCGTGCGCGAACGCCTCGGCCTGCAGGTCAAGTACCCGAAGGCGTTCGTGTCCGTCGCCCTCGGCAAGAAGGCCAAGTGAGGTGACCGCCGATGAGTGACGCAACCAAGGTGCTGCAGACCGGGGTCGATACCGGTGATGGCAGCACGTATCCGCAGCCGGTGGTCGTGGTCGACGCCGCCGGCAATCCCATCGACCTGACCAAGGCGAACGGTGCGGCCATCACCTCGGTGACGGCCGTGGCCCTCGCCGCCGGCGCGGCTCCTACCGCGACGCTCGCGGATGGCGTGCTCACGCTTGGCATTCCGGCCGGCGCGAAAGGCGGCAATGGCGATCCGGGGCCAGCCGGCAAGAATGGTGCTCCCGGTGCCGCCGGCGTGGGCGTGAAGTCGATTTCCCTGACCAAGAACTCCGACAGTGTCATCACCGGCGGCACTTGGGTCGGCACCGACGACAAGTCGCACGCCTTCACCGTGGCCTAACGTGAATCGACTGGAGGCGAACGATGGCCGATGAAACCATTCCCGACATCATCACCGACCCGTCAGGCTTCGACGCTGACGGCGAGTTCTGGCTGAAGGCGGCGCAGGCGGCCATCCGCCGCACGTGCGGCTGGCATATCACGCCGAACATCGAACTGTCGGGCGTAGCCAATTCGCGGGGAGGCAAGGTGATTCGTCTCCCCGCACGCCATGTCACCTCCGTCGACGAGCTGACCGACAGCGCCGGCAACCGGCTGCACTACGCCTACGACCCCACCACGGGTTTGGTAGAATGCACCACCGGCGCATTCCCGGCCGGCGTCGCCGCGATACGCTACCGCATCCACGCCGGCTATACGCCGGATGAGGTGCCGGACGTGATGGGCGTGCTCATCAACGCCGCGAAGCGTGCGAGCATGGCCTCCGCCGGCGTCATCCAATCCCAGTCGGTCAACGGCAGCAGCGTCACCTACAACGTGTCGTTGATGGCCGACGAGCTGGCGAAACTCGACCGGTACAAGCTAGGAGCGCTGCCGTGAGCATCATCGATGACATCAACGCCTCCGGCCTGCCTGCGGCCACACGGTTCGTGCGGCTGCGCGCCTCACGTAAAGCCGACCCGTACAATCCCGCGCAGACCACCGAGGACTGGACGAAACCCGTCGAATTGGAAGTGCGAGGAGCTTTGGCTTCGAGCAGTTCGACTCGCACGCCCGACGTTTTGGACGTGCAGACCACGTCGACTGCGGTGCTCACCGTGGCCGACCCGAACGCGGACATCCGGCTTGGTGACTGTATCCGACCCGAACCGGCCGATGGCCGCATGTGGGAGGTCAGCGGCTTCCCCAGCCGCGATGCCAACGCCTTTACCGGCTGGCAGCCCACATTGGAAGTCCAGCTCACCGAGTGGAAGGGGTAGCCGATGGCCGGAAGCGGACAGACCAGCATCAAGTTCAACGACGCGTTTTTCGACCAGATCCTCAACTCGGCCGGCGTCAGGGCCCTGACCCGTGGAGCCGCCGAGAAGGCGCTCGGAGTGGCCAAGGCCAACGCGCCAGTGGATACGGGAGCCTACCGCGACGGCCTGCAGGTCGAGGCCGTCCAACGCGCGCACCGCACCACCTTCATGGTGGTCGGCCATGATCCGAAGACCATGCTGGTCGAATCCAAGACCGGCAATCTTCGCAAGGCGTTGAAGGCGGTGAAGCTATGACATTGATACTGCCTCCCGACATGGAGGCTTTCCTCTGTGATTACCTGCGCACTCATATCACCGATGTGGATGGTTTGCAGGTGGGCAGCAAGAAGCCTCCCGACTATCAGGGCGCGTATCCGCTCGTCACCGTCCGGGACGATGGCGGCAACGCGGACGGGCTCGGCCATTTCGACCGTTCGATTGGCGTGAACGTGTACGGATGGAGCCGTCAGGACGAGAAGCCGTGCAAGACTCTCGCCCGTCGCGTCTACGCGACGCTCACCGAACATCCGGCCATCGCCCTCGCCAAGGGCTCGCCAATCGTTTCCGTGGATGATTCCTCGTGCAACGGCCCATACCCGGTGTCCGACGATTCCGACACCGCGCACTACTACCTGATCGTCGAATATTCGACGGTCGGCGAACACTAACCAATCCCTTAACCGTTTTCCTATACCCTGCATGCGTTGCGGGGTCTTTTCATTTTGAAAGGACAATGGAATGACAGCAGACAACCAGGGCAACGACCTTAATGCCGTCAAGAACGTACTCACGTCGAAGATCATCGTCGCCCCCTATGTGGCAGGCAAGACGCTGACCGCCTCGCAGATCGCGCCCAGCGTGGCGGACCCGATCACCGAACTCGGCGACGTGTTCGGCTCCTCCTCCTCCGCAGTTGGCCTCATCACCAGCGACGGAGCACCGCAGGACTCCCGCGACGGCGACGACGCCACCGAATTCCACCAGCCGGGCTACACGCTCAACGCCGACCCGACGCTGACGCTCGCGTTCACCGCCGCCGAGGACAACGACCTCACCCGCCTCATGACCATCGGAAAGCCCGATGAAACCGGCGTCTACCACGTCAAGGACATCATCCAGGACACCAAATGGTTCGCCTATCAGGAGACCATCTACAAGTCCGGCCGCAAACGCCGTCGTCTCGGCGTCATCCAGATCACCGGCAACGAGCCGGCGCAGGATACGCGCGGCGAGGTGTCCGGCCTCTCGCTGACCGCCACATGGCAGCTCGATCCCGCCGTAGACGGCGGCAACAGCCGCTACCTGCAGTCCTACGCGGCGGTCTGACATCAGCACTCTTCCCCGCATGACCTCTCTCCTGTCGGCATGCGGGGAGCCCCAACACCAACGACGGGAGAAACACGTATGACAGGAGAAACCATCATGGCAAAGCAGCAGAACACGGCACCCTCGATCGCTGAATTCGAGGATTGGGACGAGACCAGGGAGGCCGAGGCCCTCGCCGAGGTCGCCAACCAGGTCAAGGTGCGACACATCATCAAGAACAACGAATACTGGGCACTGACACCCGGCGGCACCGTCTACAAACTGCCCCTCTATCTTTCCATCGCCGACTTCGAGGCCCTGTCGAACACACAGACCGACACGGAAAGCCTCGAACAGGTCAAACGCATCCTCACCGTTTTCGCCGGCGACGAGCAGGCCGAACGACTCGAACACGAACCCATGCAGGTCGCGTTCAACCTCATCCAGGACTACGGGGAGACGCTCGCCAAATCACAGGGCGTCGAACTGGGAAAATCGCCGACTTCTGCCGAATCCTCAACTCCGATGACGGAGTAAAGGTCCGAGCGGACTTCGCCCGATTCGGGTGGAGCATCGAACACGATCTCGGCCGGCGTCTCCCCTACCGTGACGCCATCGACCTGTACATGGCGCTGTGCGGCGACCCGTCCTCCTACACGGGAGCCTCGCTCATCGGCCTCATGTTCCCCATGAGCGCCACCGACATCACCGTATTGCAGTTCCTCGGCGCTTCCACGCTGCTCGGCGACGTGGACGGCGAACCCGAAACGGACGAGCCCACCGCCGAGGAGATCCACGAGGCCGAAACGCATATGAGCAAGCTCTTCGGATAAACAACCATCAACTAAGAGGGGAGTCGCCTTATGGCTTTCGGATCGGAAGTGGGAACCGGCCACGTGTCGATATTCCCCTCGATGAAGGGCTTCCGCAGCGCGGTCGACAAGGAGATGCGGGGGGCCGGCAAGTCCGGTTCCAACCGTTTCTCCCAGGCGTTCGGCAACGGTTCGAAAATCGGCAAATCGTTCGGCGGCAGCTTCAAAAAGGCATTCGGTTCGAGTGCCCGGGGCGTCGCCGACGATGTGCTGAAACCGTTGAAGCGTGACGCGGCGCAGGCGTCCTCCAAGGCCAGCGCCGCGCTCCTGAACTACCGTCAGGCCACGGTCAACGTGCAGCAGGCGCAGGAGAGGCTCAACTCGGCCATCGCCAGATACGGGTCGGATTCGACTCAGGCGCAGACCGCCTCCATCAATCTCGAAAAAGCCCAGTTGCGTCAGGCCACCGCTCTCGACAATTCCAACGACGCCGCCGAACGGCTCGCGGACGCGAAGAAGGCGCTCAAGGCCGCCGAGGACGAACTCGCCAAGGGCACCAACACCGTATCCGGTTCCATGAAGACGATGGCAAGCTCGTTCTCGGCTGGATTCTCGAGCATCAGCCGGGGCCAATCCACCTTCACCGGACTCTCTGGAGCGCTCGGCAGCCTCGTGCGTAGCCTGCTCGGCGTAGACGCCATTTGGAAACCGCTCGGCTCCAAGATAGCCGGATTCGCGAACAAGGCCGTATCCTCATTGAGCGGTTTCGCCGTGCAGGTCGGCGCGAAAATCCAAACCGGACTCAAGGGAGCCATCAGCGCCGCCCAGCAAACCCTCAAAGGCTGGGGCGGCAGCATCGCAGCCACCGTGTCAGGCATCGCCAAACCAATCGGCGCGGCAATCACCGCATGGACGCAACCGATTCGCGACTGGGGAAGCAGAACCGGCAACACCATCAAAACGGCAGTCGCTACTTGGACCGCACCCATCCGCTCATTCGGCGGCAAAATCGGCTCCGCCATCGGAGATGCCGCAGGAAAAGTAGGGCAGAAACTCGCACCGGTAGCCAACGTAGCCAAGAACTACTTCGGCAACATCGCCACCGCCGCCGGAGCCGTATGGTCCAAACTCCCAGCCGGAGCACAGACCGCCGCCGGGGCAATCGGCAGCACGCTCGGCAACCTCGCCTCCAGCGCAGGCAACTCGTTCAAAAACCTCGCCCAAAACGCGGTCGCCCATATCAAGGGCCTCGCCACGGGAGCGGTCGCCGCCATCGGAGCAGGTGTGGCAGCCATCGGCGGCACGCTGGTGGCCACCGGCAAGCAGGCGTTGGGCGCGTATGCCACGTGGGAGCAGGCGGTCGGCGGCGTCGACACCCTGTTCAAGGGCGCTTCCGGCACTGTGCAGAAGTACGCGGCCGAAGCGTACAAGACGGCCGGCGTCGGCGCGAACGACTATATGAACCAGGTCACGAGCTTCGCGGCCTCGTTGGTCAGTTCGCTTGGCGGGGACACCGCCAAGGCCGCAGAGATGGGCAATCAGGCCATCATCGACATGTCGGACAACGCCAACAAGATGGGCACCGACATCCAGACCATCCAACAGACGTATCAGTCGCTTGCTCGCGGCAATTACGCGATGCTGGACAACCTCAAGCTCGGCTACGGCGGCACCAAGACGGAAATGCAGCGGCTCATCGCCGACGCGAACAAGCTGCCGGGCGTGATGAAGGAAGGCAACGACCTTTCCATCGATTCGTTCGCCGACGTGACCGAGGCCATCAGCCGAGTGCAGAAGAGCCTCGGCATCAGCGGCACGACCGCCAAGGAGGCGGCGACCACCATCGAGGGGTCCGTGAACTCGATGAAGGCCGCATGGCAGAACTGGCTCGCCGGACTGGGCAACGAGAACGCCGACATGGGCGCTCTCAGCCAGCAGCTCGCCGACTCCATCGGCACTGCGTTGAAGAACATCCTGCCCCGCGTGAAGGTCATCGCCCAGAGCGTCGTCAAAGCCATCCCGAGCCTGTTCTCGGATCTGGTGACGCTCCTGCCTGAACCGTTCCAGAACGCGATCAACGCCATCGGCAGCGTATTCAACGGGCTCGGCGAGATATTCAAACCCGTGCAGAGCGCCATCGCCCCTCTGATAGCTGCATTCATGGCCCTCGGAGCAGGCGGCATCGCACCATTGCTGTCCAAGATTCCGTTGCTCGGCGGGGTGCTCGGCGGATTGTCCGGCCCGTTGAGCGCGTTGGGCGGACCCATCGGCATCGTCGTCGCAGCGTTGGGCACGCTCATCGCCACGGTGCCGGAACTGCGCAACGCCTTCGGCACGCAGGTCACCGGCGCGTTCAACCTGTTCAAGAACACGATCGCGGGAATGAAGCCGACGTTCGATGCGTTCGGCAAAAGCCTGCAGGACATGTTCAAACAGGTCATGCCGGTGATCACCGCTTCTGTCGCGGAGCTCATCCCAGTGTTCGGCGACATACTCCAGTCGCTGGCACCGCTCATCCCGACGATCATCGAACCGCTCATGAACGCGCTCAGCTCGCTCATGCCGCTCATCGGCCAGCTCGTGTCCAGCCTGCTGCCGCCGTTGGCGGACATCATCGCCGCGCTGCTGCCGGTCGCCTCGCAGATCGTGTCGATGATAGGCCAAGTCATCAGCCAGCTCGCCTCCGCGCTCGTCCCGGTAATCCAGCAGGTCATGGATTTCGTTAGCCAGCTGGTCACCGCCATCACGCCGCTCATCCAACAGCTCGTGCCAGTCATAACCGATGCGGTCTCGGGCATCACAGGCATCATCCAACAGCTGATGCCGGTCATCCAGAGCATCATCAGCGTGGTCGGCTCGGTAGTGAGCGCAATCATCGGATTCATCACCGGTACGTTGTTGCCTGCGGTGCAGGCGATGCTCCCATATGTGTCGGGTGTCATCGACGGCATACAAGGCGTAATCCAGGGCGTGGTCGGCGTTATTTCCGGTGTCATCAGCATGGTCACCAACCTCATCAACGGCAACTGGTCGGGAGCTTGGAACAGTTTCAAATCGATTCTTTCCAACGCGGCCGGAGCGGTCGGCGGCTTGGTGTCGGGCATCGTGAGCGCCATCAAGGGCGTGTTCGCCGGAGCTGGCTCGCTGCTCAAAAACGCCGGCTCGCAGCTCATCAGTGGTCTGTGGAACGGCATCAGCGGTGCCATCGGCGGATTGTACGACAAGATCAAGGGCGCGCTTTCCGGACTGGTCGATAAGGCGAAGGAAGCGCTCGGCATCCATTCGCCGTCCCGCGTGTTCCGCGACGAAGTCGGCCGCTACATCCCGCCCGGCATCAGCGAGGGCATTGACAAGGCCACCCCCGCATTGCAGCGTGACATCGCGAAGCGGATGCAGGGTGTCACGGCCGCCGCACAGTCGGCGTTCCAGCCGATGACGTTGCGCTCCGCCATTGGTGTGGAGGGCTCCACCCCATTGCCTGAAACCGGGAATGGGCTCGCAGACCTCGCGTCGACGCTTGTGGAGCTTCGCGGCCTGCGCTCCGACCTGCAGGCATTGCACGGTGATTTGGGGCCGACCATCGCTAAGTACACGCCATCCATGACCATCCGCGAAGAGAAGCGCAGGCTTGGTCTCGTCTAAAACAGGAGGACAGTCATGCAGTCGATGACCTACCGGCGAGGCGGAGGATCAAGCCGCGCCGTTTCGGCTGGGGCCGTTGATCTCATCGACCCGGCCGGTCTCATGGTCAAACGCATCGAGAGCCTGCGCACGCACGCATGGGAGGTGGAGTTGGCCGCGCACGGCATTGACTCCGCCTCCCTCAACGCGTCAAGCGTCCAATTGGAGGCCACGTGCGCCGACCTCAACGTGCTGGACGTGGCGAGCGAACTGTTCGACGCGGACGTAAAGGCCGTGGCGTCATCCCGCAGCAAGGACGACGCCGGACTGCTCACCGTGGACGGCTGGTCGCAGACCGCGCTCATCACCGGCATCGAACCATCCTATGATCCGCCCGGTCCCGCGAAGTACGCGCTCACGGTCGCATTGCTTGACGGCCTGTGGCACAAGCGCGACGACGTGCAGCATTTCTGGTCGGATGCCCTGCAACCGGGCCTCGACCTTGATTACCCGCACGATTACCCTCACGACTACCTGCCGACGACACGAAACGCGACGGTCGCTAACGATGCCGTCTCGCCGATGCCGTTCGAACTGGTGGTCTACGGGCCGGTCTCACAGCCGGCCATCATCATCGGCGTCAACCGGTATGAATTGCATATGGACATCCCCTCGGGCTCGTATGTGACCGTCAACAGCGTGGAGGGACAACGAAGCATCGTCATGACCGCAGAAAACGGCGACACCACGAACGTGTTCGACAAGGGCGAACGAGGCAGCGGCATCAACGGCGGCAGTTATATCTTCCAGCCGTTGCCGGCCGGAGAACACCAGGTGCAGTGGAACGGCTTCGGCTTTGACCTGACCGTGATCCAGGAGAGGAGCACGCCGTCATGGTGGACCTGATTATCACCGACTCCAATCACGTCGATGTCCGTTCCGCCGCCGACTTCACTCTGGATTGCGCGTGGGGCAAGGAGGAAAACGATTTCGAACTTGTCGTGAGCGGCGCGTCCACCATCGACGCGGGTGCCTATATCTACGTCGACGGCAGCGAATGCGGTGGCGTGGTCGATGCGATGGAAGACCAGCTCACTGCCGGCGTCAGCACCCTCACCTACTCGGGGCGCACATGGCACGGCGTGCTCGCGAACAAAATCCTTGAACCGGATAGGGGCAAGGATTATCTCACCGTGAGCGGCACGGCCAGCACGGTCATCGGCTCGCTCATCAGCCGTGTCGGGTTGGATTCGGTGTTCGACGCGGTTGTACCGCCTGACGGCAGTGACGACCCAACCATCAAACAATACCAGTTCGACCGGTACACGGACTGCTATACGGGTTTGCGGAAGATGTGCGCGGCCAACGGACTGAAACTCAGGCTCGCCTATGCGTCCGGCCGGGTCAACATCTGGGCCGAACCTGTCGCGCATTACGGCGACTCGATTGACAGCGACCTCATCGATTTCGACGCGACCCGCACGTGGAGGAAACCGAACCATCTCATCGGCCTGGGCAAGGGTGATTTGGCGGCCCGCGTGGTCGTCCACTGGTATGCGGACGCGAAAGGCAACGTCAGCCAGACCCAGTCGCTCAGGGGCGTGGACGAGATAACGCAGGTCTACGACTATTCGAGTGCCGAGACCGCCGAGCTCAACAACAAGACCAAAGAAAAATTGCAGGATCTGCAATCCGAGGGTGATGTGAAGGTCACCGTCCGCGACGACGCCAACGTGGTGTTCGACGTTGGCGACACCGTTACCGCAAGGGATAATCTCACCGGCATCACCGTCAACGCGACTATCAGCAAGAAAATCGTCAAGGTCTCCGACGGCGTCCTGTCCGTCGACTACGAGGCCGAGTAACAAGGGAGGACACGCCATGGCGCGTATCGACAACGCGACGGTCATGCAATGCGACCGGTGCGGCAGTAACAAATGGTACAAGGACTTGGATGACCCGGATATCAAGACGTGGTACAACGTCAACCGGTTGGACTCCGCCGGCACGGGCCACGATTACCTGTTCTGCGAGCAGGATTACAAGGATTACGTGAACAAGCTCAAGGACTTTGATAACAGTTTCGATAGTTGGATGCAGAACGGAGGCCGAAACAATGGTTGAACTCGTAACCGGACACGCGGGAAAGGCACATGCCACCGCCGAACAGGCCGCAGGCCTCAACGCCGGCATCCTCGGCTTGGACGATTACGTGCTCGACGTGCACGACAAGTTCAAAATCACCGTCGTCTCCGCGAACAAGGTGACCATCGGCACGGGCGAACTGGTCATGCAGGGCCGTCACGTCAGCCAGGGCACACCCGAGGACCTGATCGTCACCAACGGCAGTCAAGGTCAGAAACGCAACGACCTCATCGTATGCCGGTACACCAAGGGCTCGCAGTCGGTTGAGAGCGCGAAACTGGTCGTGGTCAGGGGCACGCCCACCACGGGCACGCCCACCGACCCCGCCGTGAACACCACCAGCCCGTTGGACGGGGGCACCACCTACGACATGCCCTTGTACCGCATCCCGCTGGACGGCATCACCATCGGCACACCAGTCGCATTGTTCAACGTGTTGAAGCCGATGAGCGACGTGTGGGATTCCCTAACCCAAATGCCGTATATTCTGTGCGGAGGCCATACCATCACCACGAATGATGACGGCACATTCTACATCAACGTCCAATCCCCAAACGGGAAGAAAGCCGATTACGCGGCCTACACGATCGGCCCGTTCGGCACTGGTTTCAACCAGGCCGGCGAGTACACCGCACAACGTTGGGATACCAGCGACGTAAACCAGATACGCTTCCGCCTGTGGAACACCAAAGACAACCGCTGGTGCGGGAGGGTCGCGATATTCGGCAGCTGGATCGCAGTCTGGAACAGGCAATAGTTTTCCCTAACCCCTGTCACGGGCCAAGTCAGGATGCCGCATTCCGACAGGTATATCACTCTGGTTCGTGTCGGCCGTATTGTCACCGCCTGCGCGTATATCACGCTGACAAGCAATTTCAATCAGGTCGGCAACGTGTCCGTCAACGAGACAATCCCGGAGGGTTTCAGACCGTCCGGCGATTCCCGCGCGGTCATGCGCGGCACCGACAACAGCGGCGCGACCAGTTTCTACCTTTACGGCACGCCGGAGGGGAAAATGGTGTTGAACGGCACCGGATATACCAGCCGATTCGTCGGCATATCCGGCTGCTGGATTACCGCGTAGCATTCCCTAACCCAGCGTTCTACGACGTGGCGAGTACCTTACAGCAGCGACAGCATTTTGCTTACGCGCATCGGTGATATCTGTTTCATGGGTGGCAACGTGAAATTCAACAGTAGCGGGCAGAACAATTACACGAAGGCTCAGGAGAAGCTCCCCGAAGGGTATCGACCCGTCATCGTCAATACGCCCGTGGCCGTTTTCGGTGGTGAAACGACATTCATCTGTTACGGCGAGGCCAATGGCACCGTCACGATGCTTGGCAATCCGAACAGCGCGTACGCGGGATGCACCGGCGTATGGAGGACCGTCGACCCGATGCCCGCCGCATAGCTTCGGGACACTGGCTCAGGCGGTTGCGCTGTCTTGCAGTGACCCCACGGGTCACAGCGCGTATGAGACGGTCATGCCGAACGCGTTCGTGCCCTGCGTGCCGCCCTGATTGGCGTAGGTCATGGTTCCGTTCGCGTTTACGTTGATGATCTTCTGGTTCGCGCCGTCGCGTCCGCCAAATGAGAAATTCAAATCCATTGGAGGACGCCATCCTTCGGGCAGGGTTCCGAAATTGCCGGTGTTCCACGAGCCGGACGTCGACGACTTCCAGTCGATGCGCAACGTCACCGCAGACCCCGACCGGTAGCCCTTGACCGTGCCGTAACTACTGTCGATAATGGTCGCGACCGGTGTGCGGGTTAGGGAAACCCGCTCAGGCCGTTAAGGCTCGCTCCCAGAGGCGTTGCGCGTCTCGCAGGGCTGAGATATCCGTTTTGAGATAGTACTTTGCGGTGGTTTTGATGTCGCTGTGGCCGAGCATTTTGCTCACGATGGCGATGTCAGCCCCGGCGGCCAGAGTGTTCGTCGCCCATGAGTGGCGCAGGTTGCGTGCGGGCACGTGCGGCAGATCATGCCGCTTGCAGTAGGCCTTGTATTGGCGTGCGGCTTGCGGCGGGGTGAGGGTGCCGATGAGTCGGCCCCCCTCGCGTGGCCTGAGCTCGCGCAATCGTTTGACCGCGAAGCGCGGCAACGGGAGCGTGCGGCGGGACAGTTCGGTTTTCGGCGGCACGACGGCCTCATGCCCGGCGACCCATTGCAGGCCGCGCTCCACGTGCAGGACGCCGCGCCGCAGGTCGAGGTCGCCCCATTCGAGCCCGTATCCTTCTTCGGTGCGGAGTCCGCATGAGACGGCGCAGATAAGCCACGCCTCAAGCGGATGGTCGTAAAAGCCCTGCAACAGCGATCGCTGCTGACGGATGCCCAATATCACCGGCTCGTAATGCGGCTTGGCCGGCAACTGGATATCGCGTCTCGTGATATCCACGTCCAAGAGATTCCAGCGGATAGCCCGCCTCAGTATCGCGCGTAGTACGCTCCACGCCTTGCGCGCCGCGCCCGAACTGGCGAACCCGACGAGCCACTTGTCCACCAATTCAACGCTTATCGATTCCATCTGCATTGCGCCGAACCTCGGGGCCACGTGCAACCGCCACGCCGACTCATAGCCGACACACGTGGACTCACGCAGATTCGCCGTGCAATACGGCCAAAACCGGCCGTTCCAAAACTCTCGTAACAGCATTTTCAACCTCCGAAAACCCACACGCCCGTTGGCCTATCCAACGGGGACGAACGTGTGGGTTTTACCCACCGTAAAGGAGCTTTTCCATGTCTTTGCTCACTCACGTCGTCGATTGGCTCGTGCCTTTTATCTGTGGCGGAGTGGCCACGGTTTTGGGCCTGATGTGGCGATGGGGCAAAGCCATGGTCAACGGGCTGCGCGAGCTCCTGCTGTGCCAGTTGGAGGACCTGCGCCGCGAAATGGTCATCGAGCACGACGGAGTGGCGGACGAGGACCTCAAATCACGCTCCCAACGCCTCTACGACAGCTATCACAGCCTGGGCGGCAACGGCCACGGGACAGCGCTCAACAATGACATCCAATCCGCGCCGATAGCGCCCCGACAATCCTGACCCACGACCGTGGGCCACAAACAATATCCATCCCAGAGAAAAGGGAAACATGGTCAACAATTTGAAACGTCATCCCAAGCCCTCGCTGCCGGACGAGCTTCGCCCGGACGTAGCCCCCGAAACAATCGAATCCAATAAGGAGGAACAGTAATGACCCAAATCCATATTTCCATCAGGAAGCCGAAGACGGGCGGCTTGGACCCGGTCACCGGCACGATGCGGTTCCGCCCGGTGCGTCGCCATTTCGACGCGGACAAGAACCTCATCATCGCGGCCTCGTTCGACGCGGACCTGTCCGAAAGCGGCGAGCTGACGGTTGACCTGCTGCCCACGACTAGCGCGTTTGTTTGGCAGGTCATCGAGTTGGCGGACACGCCGCAAGCGTACACGCGCTACGTCGAGGTGCCGGACTCCAAGACCAAGGTCGAATACGCGGACCTCGTGGAAGTGGACGCCGGCACGTTCGTCCCGAAGGATATGGCCGGCTCCCAACTGTTGAAGGTTCGCCACGCTTCCACCCAGTCGGAGGCGGAGACACTTTCCGCACAATACCCGGACGAGCTGGTGTTCTTCGACGAAACCGCCACGACCGCGAAGGCCGCTGCGGCCTTGAGCACGCTGGAGTCCATCACGGCCGAAGCTCAAACGAACGCCATGCTGGCAAAGAGCGCCATGCTGAGCGCCCGGTCCTCCGCGGATTCCGCGACCGCCACCCAGTCCGACCTGAGCAGTCTCGCGTCGAACGCCAGTATGGCGGCGGCTTCCGTCGCCAACGATTCGCAGACCGTGGCCGACACCGCTTCCATGGTCGCGGCGAAGGACGAGACGGCCATCGCCACCATCGATTCGACGGTGCAGGCGGTCAAGGACAAGGCGGATGCTGCGGCTTCCGAACTGCCCTCCACCGGCACCACCGAAGGCACCACGGGGGGAACCGGCAAGGACTCCGCCGGGGAAACGCCAGCCGGAACCGTGTCGGAGGAGCCCGCAGCCAAGGCCACTGTGAAGGGGGCCTGATCATGCCAGCCTTTTACGCCGGCAAACGTGTCGGCAAACCATTATTGAACGGCCACACGTACAACGCCCTATTCAACGGCAAACTCGTATGGCCGCTGGACAAGGACACGGTGGTCTCCATCGAGATCACGGATGATAAGGGCAAGCCGCTGCCCAAGTCGCTGGCCGTGTCCGGCACTTTGAAACTGGGGGCGAAGGCCACGTATGCGGACGGTCATGTTGGCGACCTGCTGACCACCAATGACGTGACGTTCGCGAGCAGGGACACTTCCACCGCCACGGTTTCGGGCAACACGCTCACGTGGCGGCATGGCGGCACGATTCTCGTCACGGCCACTGTCAACGGTTTCACCAGCGCCGCCGTGTCCATCAGCGCGGCCTACGCGCCCGAATCCATCAAGGTCACGGACGATTCCGGCCAGCCGGTCGATGCAGTCACCCTGCGCGTGGGCGAAACCAAGCATTTCAACATCGCGGTATTGCCCGCCGCCGCCTCGCAGGAGGTTACTTCCATCATCGCTAACACGACGCTAGCCACCGTCACCAAGGAGGCATAACAATGACGAAACTGAACATCACCGGCGTCAAACCGGGTTCCACCAGTCTGAAACTGACCGCAGGCACGGTCACGAAAAACGTGCCCGTCACAGTGAAATCCCGTAACCTGTTGTCTTATGGTCCCGCCGAGGGTAGCGGGTTGACCGTCACCGTCAACAGTGACGGCAGTCTGCACATCACCGGCACCGCCAGCAAACAGTGGGCGGGCGTGGTGTGGGTGTTCCCATGCCCGGTGCAGGGTAATGTGACACTGCGCACCCCCACGTCCATCACCGGTTTGAGCGTCAACGTCAAATTCCTCGACGCCAAGGGGGGCCTGCTGGGAAGCCAGCTCGTCTTCGGCAAAAGTGCGGCAGTCCCTGCAAATACCGTCAGCCTGCGCTTCGAAATCCTCTCCACCGAGGCCACACCCACCCTGAAGGACGGCGACATTCGCGTCCAATTGGAATCCGGCGACACCGCGCACGATTGGATGCGACCCGACAACACCAGCCTTAGGGGGGGGGTGTGAATTAGCGAACCTGTATCCGCGTGTCACCGGACTGCCTAAAACATTAGGCACCGACCCGGGTGTCGTGGTCACGGAACCATCGCCGGGCACGTACCGGTTCAAAGGCTCCACCACACAAAAGGTTGACTCGTGGGATATCCTGACATGTTCCGTCCATGTGGACGCGGGCACGTACACGCTGGACGCCTCCGACTGGCCGTATGACAGCAGCTCATGGTTGATTGGCATCCAGTCCACTCTCACCCCCGATGACGGCAGCGGACAGACAATCGCGTTCGAACCTAGGGGCTATGGGCCGCGCCCCTTGAAGGCCGGCACTCTCAAATGCAACATTTTCGTCAACACCACGGGCGAGGTCGATAAGACGTTCACTCCCCGCCTGTACAAGATCGACTGATTCTAGCCCCACACCATACCGTGTGGGGCTTTTTCATTGACGGCCCCGAGTGGGCCCCGATAATCCTGACCCACGACCGTGGGCCACAAAACAATATTCACCTCAGAGAAAGGGGAAAAATTGGTTAAAAACAAGGACAAGCCGTGGTGGAAGCGTCTGCTCGCCAAGATCACGGCCCTAGTCGCCGCCGTCTGTATGATGCTGCTTCCGGCGACCGCGCACGCGGACATGCAGGGCGTGGACATGAGCAACTGGCAGTGCGGTGTGGACGTGTATAACATGCAGGCGGACTTCGTGGTGGTCGGCACCACATGGGGCACCGGGCAAGTCAACAACAACTGCCTCGTGTCCGGCGTCAACACGGACGCCAACCGCATGATCGCCCAAGCACAAGCATCCGGCAAGAAATTCGGTTTGTATCACTACGCGATGGGCGGCAACCCGGAGGCGGAAGCCCAATTCTTCTGGCGGAACACCAGCAACTATTGGCGTCACGGCATCGTGGCGCTCGACTGGGAGCTAGACGATAATCCCGCATGGGGTAATTGGGATTGGGTGCGCCGCTTCATGGCCGAATGTGAGCGGCTTTCCGGTGGTGTGCGCCCGTTGCTGTACACCGGCCCGGTCGCCGGCACCATCCCGCAGGACATCCGCGACCGATACGGCCTGTGGATCGCACAATACGCCAACATGAGCCCGACCGGCTATCAGGCATCCCCGTGGATGATCGGCGCATACGGCGAAGCCATGCGCCAGTATTCCGGCACGGGCGTTGTGAACACGTGGAGTCCCATCGACCTCAACCTGTTCCGTGGCGAGGCATGGCAGTGGGATCTGTACGCCAACCCCACCGGTTCCACAGCCCCGGCCCCGGCAACGCCCGCGCCCGTGCAGCCGAGCACTCCCCCGGCCAACACCAACACGGGTGGCATCAGCCACGTCATGCAGTGGGGAGAAACCATCTGGGGACTCGCCGTCGCCTATGATGCTTGGCCGTTGTCCGCATGGCACACGCCTTCCGGTGATATCAACCGCTACTACGTGGGCGACGTCGTCACCTACGGCGGCGGCACCGCCCCCGCATCGTCCACCGGGGTCTCCAAGGTCCTCCAGTGGGGCGACACCGTGTGGGATTTCGCCACCGCGCACGGTTACAGCGTCAGCCGCTGCACGGTACCCTCCGGCAACATCAACGTCTACTATGTGGGCGACGTGGTGACCTGCCGCTGAGACTCAACAGATGCCGCCACCCGCTTGACCGGGTGACGGCATCACCCCATCATCATCCCTTATTGATCGGAGCAAACATGACCGACAGCAAAAACACGACCGACACCGGCGAAACGCTTCCCGGCGTCGATGTGAGCGACTGGCCCGAGACGGCCGACGTCACCCATGACGTGCCCGACTGGCTCATCCCCAGCCGCGTCTACGATGTGCTCAAATGGCTCGGCCTCATCGTCCTGCCCGCACTCGCCCTGTTCGTCAACACGGTCGGCCCCGCATGGGGCTGGCCTCACGTGGACGCCATCGTGACCACGCTCAACGCGCTCGGCATCCTCGCCGGCGCGCTCATCGGCGTCAGCGCCATCAAACAACGCCTCGACCTCGCCGCATGA